AACCATTGCGCCACCTGCTGCTGGCTCTTCGGCAGCCATATCCATTGGCTCTTCTTCAGCGCCCATTTCCATATCCATTTCCATTTCTTCTTCTTCTTCGTCGAGAGCAACTTCGTCCATTGCCTCTTCGTCTTCTTTACCATAGCCTTCAGCCATTTCTTCTTCTTCGTCTTTGCCGTAGCCTTCTTCAAGATCTTCTTCTTCGGAAAGGTTTTCTGTGACGAACTTATCGCTAAGACCACCGATGGTAGCCAACTTCATAAAGCGGCGGATGGTGCTTTCGTTCAACATATCGTTCTTTTTCATTTCTAATATCTCCTTGTGTTTGTCAAAAAATGAAACAAAATCATTAATAAATAGTAATAGGATTCCTAAAAAGCATTATAAAATTACGCTTCTAATAGGTAGTCTCGCTTTTATCTAAGAACCTTTTTAATTCTTTCCCTGTTATACCTAGTTTGCTCAGGGCTTTTTCTTCTATTTGTTTTACCCTCACGAAAGAAACTCCGAGCCTGTCGGCTACTTCTCTTAGGGTCATGTGGCTGTCTGGGTGATTGTTTACAGCGACCACTGTACAGTTCAAGTCTTGTTCATAATCTATCCATAATCTGCAACCTGTCCTGTTGCAACTTTGTTTTTGGTTTTCGCATTGGTCATAACATTTCATAAATCTGGGAACTCCTGTTGTATTATGTCGAAGATGTTTTCTATCTCCTCTTCTTTTAGAGCGAACTGCTCTTCCACTTCCCTAGCCTTCTTGCGAATGGCTTTTCCTTTACGGAGCCTTCCTTTATTATATTTCATTTTCTCTTCCTTGATTTTCTCTACATAAGCAATCAAGTTGTCGTCCCCACGAAGATAACCAGTCACGATGTCTCGAAAGAACTCTCCTTGATAAAAGCCGTCGTAGTGGAGACGAATACGAAGATCGGCGTGTCTCTTGTCGGTTTCCTTGAACTGGATTACCTTGTTGAGATTACCATAATCTATTTCGTATTCTTCGCTCATTTGTTCCTCATTAGAATGTGAGTGAAACTCTCTGCTTGACCTGCCGTTGTCTGCTGGACAAACTTGGCTTTGGCTTGTAGATCGTTGATTGTCCTAGCACCTGAGTAAGACATACCACTTTGGATACCGCCTTTGAGATCAGCCAAGATTGTATTCACGTCGCCTTTGTATGGGATTGTGGTAGAGATACCTTCTGGTGTAGAGGTCTTGCCTCGCCAGTTTATTTGTGCTTCGCTTGACGCCATACCACGATAGACTTTGTATTTTTTATTACCTGCGTCAAAAACCTGTCCCGGTGCTTGGTCTGTTCCAGCCAGCATAGAACCCAGCATAACAAAGTCAGCACCAGCAGCCAGAGCCTTTACAATGTCTCCGCTAGTTTTCATACCACCGTCGGCAATGATAGGGATAGGACAGCCAGCCTCAACACAGTCCATAACTGTTTGAAATGTTGGAACGCCGTGTCCTGATACAAGCCTCGTGCTACAGATACTTCCACCGCCGACGCCGACCCTTACGCTGTCTGCTCCCCATTCAGCCAAGGCACAGGCACCTTCGCCTGTTGCTACATTACCAGCCATAATGTGAACTGAGTTTCCAAAGACTTTGCGAAGGCTGGCAAGGGCGGTCTTCATCATTGAGTGGTGCCCGTGGGCTACATCAACGCAAAGAACATTGGCACCTGCTTCTACGAGAGCCTGTGCTCTTTCCAAGTAATCACCAGTCACACCGATGGCTGCTCCTACATTATTTACTTCTACAACCTTGGCTTGCTTTACCAGTTTGGATTGGTCGTCAACACTATTGTAGCGGTGGATAATACCTAACCCTCCGTTCATTTCCATAGCAACCAACATATCAAGTTCGGTTACTGTATCCATAGGACTGGAAATAATAGGCAGGTCTAACCCAATGTCTCCCAGCCTATTCTTGGTTGATAGGACTGTCCTGCTTTCTATGTCTGAATACTGGGGAACCAGCAAGACATCATCATAACATACATTAGCCATTGTGTAATCTCTCCTTCATTAATTTACTCATCTTGTCTCTTGTTGCCTGAGACACAGCATTCTTAGCGCAGCCAAGGAAAGAAGCAACTTTGACTGCTTGTCCTGTTGTTGCGTAGAATGTGCCGTCAGTATCACCGTCTTGGTGTAGGCGAAGACCATACTCTTCTATAAGTTTCTGTTTGAGGAAAGTGTATTTCTTTTTTGTTTCTCTCTCCACATAAACGCCAATGTCGCCGGAACCAGTCCAGTATAGTTGGTCGGTCTTTGTTCCTTTGCGACTGGGAGAGACAGGATCTCCACAGGCGTCTTTCTTGTATCGCAGGTTATTGTCTTCGCAAAACTGCTTGAAGTCTTTCTTATTCATTAGTATCTCCAAATACTTTTTCTATGCCCTCGGCTACTTTGGCTTGGCAGTCAGGGCAGATTAGGGTTACACGCTTTTGTTCTTCACTAACTACTACTCGCCAAGTCATAGCCATTTCTCTGCTGGTTTTATCAAATGGAGCAGAGCAGGAAGAGCAGGCATCAGGTCGCAAACCGAACATAGATACACTACGAACGAGTTTGTCTTGGGCTTCCTTCTTTGCCTGAACTTCCTTTTTTCTGCCTACTTTCTTGGATAGTTTGCCCATTAGCGATCACCTGTGGAACCAAAGCCACCTTCGCCTCTGGTAGAGCCATTATTGAGATTATCTTCGGTTGCTTCCTCAATACCACAATGAACAACTGGGACGAGGACTGCCTGAGCAATCTTGTCTCCCGGCTTGAGAATCTGTGTCTCTGCTCCAATGTTGTGGAGGTTCACATAGATCTCTCCGTCATAGCCGGGATCAACAACACAAGCACCTACAACCAGTTGTCGCTTAGAAGCAATGCCCGATTTGTTTTTGATTTCCAGCATATATCCTTCTGGGATCTCTGTTTTCAGCCCAGTAGAGATTAGGTTGCTTGACCGAGCAGACAGCCAGTATTCTCCGTTGTCTTCCAAGCAAGCACCTCTGCCTCCGTTGGGGCAATAGAATAGGTCCATACCTGCGTCTGTCCTGTGTGCCCTAACTGGTAGTTTAGCGTCGGGTCTAATCCTAAAAAACTTAATGTTCATACATTCTCCTTTTCGTGTTTGCTAATCAATCTATCCAAATACCACTTGGCTTTCTTCAAATCCTCCAAGGGATTTTCTTTGTGCCTGTGGCGAATAAGATACTTTACAACATTGCCTTCGCTGAAGTTTAGATCCCATTGCTCAATGGCGTCAATAACTTCTAGGGCAGTTTTATTGTAATGCTCTGGGTGGTTTACTGTTTCTTTAATCATTGTTTATCTCCTCCAAGTATTGTTTAAGTTTGTCTGGGAAGTTTAGTCTAGCGAACTCACCGTATAGATCTAGGGCTTTTCTATCATAAGCCTCTGCTGCTTCTTCGGCTGTTGCCCAATAGCCCAACTTAATATTTCCTCCTGTGCCGTTGCCAATGTAAGCACTAAATCTTTTTTTTGGCATACTCTCGTGGTATGTTACTTTGCCTGTTTTCTTGCTTACATACTTGTGGCGACTGGGCTTTTTAACTTCATAAACGCCCTTGTAGCCAGACTGACTTGTTCTTCTTGTTCTCTTGTTTCTTAGGTTTTCACTATGGCTACAAACTCTCAAGTTCTCTTTCCTATTGTCTAGAGTATCTCCATTGATGTGGTCAACGCACATGCCCTTTGGGTTTCCCATTACAAGTCTGTGGATGGAGTCCCTTCGGTTGCCGTCCATAGCATAGTCAGATGAGGAGTTGTTATTATGACAATACCACTTCTTTGGTTTACCTCTCTTGTCCTTTGCTTCAACAACTTTCTCATAGTCTTCATCATCTACAAGAGAATACTTGTCTGACAACTCGTGTTTATTTTTCCATAGTCTAATCTTTTTCATCCCCACAACTCCTTGTATCGTTGGACTGCTCGTTCTTTTGCTTTGGCTTCTACCATTACATCTACATCCAAACCGAATGTATCAATCTTGTTGTAGATATAATCAGAGTGAGCCTGTGGTTTGATCTTGGGATCGTTCTGTTCGTCTGGTCGGCTTTCACTGTAATGAATGACTGGTGTAATGTCACCCCAAGTCATAGCAGCATAAAGCATAGCCTCTTCCTGTTCCAGTCCACCAGTACAGAAAAGGTGGTGGTGTTGGTCGTGGACAATGGGAATACCAATCTCTTGGTATACACTGTCGTACAATTCCTTGGTAGAGTAGAGCGAAGCCTTGTCGTCATTCTCTACTGTGAGCCGAGACTTGACTGCATCGGACAAGCGGTGGAAGTTCTTACAGAAGTTAGCAAGAGCCATAGGCTTGTCGTTGTAGTGTGCGCCGACATGGATGTTGAGTTTGTTGTATGGTGTGCGAGACAACCCAAGCATATCAAAGACTTCGCCGTGGATCTCCAAGTCACGGATAGTGTTTTGGATTACACTCTCGTTGGGCGAAGTCAACTTGTTGAATGGTCCGGGGTGTGCTGTTACACGATGACCGCAGTCTTCAATGTAATCACCGGCTTCTTGTAGAGCCAAGCAAATGTCGTCAAAGTCTGGTAAGTCAGACAACTTATACTCGGAAGCCCACGGGAACAAGTCAGACGATAAACGAAAGAACTTGAACCCGTGAGCCTCGTTCCACTTGAGAATAGTGAGAAGGTCACGGCAGTTAGCCAAAGCAAGTTCAGAAGCGTATGCAATGCCCTTCTCGTGGAAGGTGCGCTTAATCATAGATCTATTGGTAGTCACACGCTCGTTCTTGGGCAGTTCAGACAGTTCGCAGTTAATACAGGCGTATCCGATATTCACACTATCTCCTTTGCAAAAGTTATAGATAAACTATACAACGGCTAGATACATAAGTCAAGTGTTTTTTCTAAATCTGTGTCGTTTATTAGAGTGTAGGTAAACTTATTTGAATAAGTCTCGGCTGAAATGTGGCAGAGTTCCATAAACTGGTAGAAGTCTTTGCTGCTTTGGAATACTTGACAACCTGCTGATACGCCGCCTGTGTATTCTCTATCGTCTGCTCCCCATTGTCTGTGGATGTTAATTCCAAAAGATCCTTCTTGGATTGGTCCTTCGTAGTCTGGCTTTCTATCTCTGTTGTCGTCTCGCCAGATCTTCACAGGTCCGAGCCTTTGGCAGAGTGCTGTGTATTTGCGCTTGCCTCCGTGAGTAGCAATCTTGTATACGCCTCGGTATTGGTCAGGCACAAGAATGGCTGCTCCACCTTTTACAATAGGTCTTTGCAGGATTGAAGTTCCCGGTTCTGTTGTTGCTGCCCAACAATCCACAATCCATTCGTCGTCTATCTTATAGACAGCGCAGAGGTGATCGTCAAATGTATCTGCTTTGCCTGATTGATTGCGAACACCAATAATGTTTAGGTTGTAGTCTCCTTGCTCAAAGAAAGCATAGCCTTTTGCTTTGAATACTTGTCGCAGTTTCTCTATGAGCATTGCTGCTT